GGTTGATGAACTGAAACAGGAAGCACAAGAAAGTGACTCGTTGCGGCGAGTATAAAAAGCCAGTTAAGCCGCAAGCGCCCCGCCTAACGGCGGGAGTCTGGAAGAACCAGAGAAAGGAGCTTTTAACCATGAGTATTTACAGATTTGAAACCACGGCAACCATGAAGCCGCACAATAATAAAAAATGGTGGATTGATGCCGATATTGTGCGCCCTGTCAAGATCGAAGCCGCCGACCTGAAAACGGCCTTGAACCTCTGGCGGGAAAAGGTGCAGGATCGTGATTATATCCAGATCAGCAACAACGCAATTAAGAACCGGAACCCCATGTATATTGACGGTAAGAACGGCGAACCGGTGCAAGTTGGTTTTGTCATTACCGGAAAAACGGACTTTGACAAGGGCGATTATTCCGGCTATTCCACACAATACATTGATTTGTGGGTAACTGTTCAGATCGTAACAATTCCCGATTTTGAAAAGGGGGTTGCATGATGGACAAGGGAATTTTTCAGCAGCTCGAAACGAGCAGCGCACAAGAGCGGCAGCAGATCGCTGACAACCTGAAACGGCTTTATAACCGTTGGTATAAGGAAGAAAACGAAACATTTGCAGAAATGCGGACAGCCAAAAAGGGCAAAGAATACAACGAAGCCCAGCGGCGCTATATTGCCGCCGTTTCAAAGCTCGGAGCCGTTCAAGCCGTATTCGCTGAATTGGGGATAGAGTTTGACGGACTTTATGAGGGGGTGTAATAATGCCCCCTCTTTTTTCCTTCCGTAAGAAGTACACCACGCCCACCGGCGAATATTACACCCTATACGCCGATATGCTGAAACAGCCGCATTTACTTGTAGCCGGTGCAACCGGCAGCGGTAAAAGTGTGGTTATAAATGCCCTAATCTACACGGCACTATATAGCCCATGCGGAGCCGGTGACGGTGCAAAGGAATTTATATTGATTGACCCGAAAAGGGTTGAATTGATCGACTACAAGACTTTACCGCACACAATAGCCTACGCAAGCGAACCCGACCAAATGCGAAAAGCCCTTGACCATGCTTTACAGATCACAGAAACCCGATACAAGGCCATGCAGCGCCAGCGGGTGAAGAAGTACACCGGCAGCGACTTGTATTTGATTATTGACGAGTTCGCCGACCTTATGACCACAGATAAACGCTATATCATGCCAAAGGTGCAACGCCTTGCACAGATCGGACGAGCCGCAAAGGTTCATATAATTTTAGCCACACAAACCCCGATTGCAAAAGTTTTACCAACTGAAATAAAATGTAACTTTGATTGCCGTGTTGCCTTGCGTACCAGATCGGCACAGGACAGCCGGAATATATTAGGCGTGAAAGGTTGCGAAGCCTTGCCCCGCTATGGATACGCCTATTATATGACCCCTGAGAAAAACGCCCTGCACGAAATACCCATGATTGATGCGGACGAGCTGCGGCAGCGGGTAAACCATTGGACGAGCCAAACCAAACACAGAAAGCGCCTTGCATGATGCAGGGCGCTTTTCCTTTGCCCATGAGCCGCCACAGGGCAACCGGCAAGCAGCACGACCACCGGCGCAAAAGTCCTTTCTGCGCCCTTCTGCGCTTTCTGATAAATAAAAAAAAGAAAGCCCTTCTGCGGCCTTTCTGCAATATTTCCAATATATAAAAAGTCCCTTCTGTGACCTTTCTATAAGAAAACAATAAAACCGCCAAAAAGCCCTTCTGCGGCCTTCTGGCGGTCTTTCTGTAAATAATTACTCTTCTGCGTCTTCTGCGGTTCCAACAGCTTCGATATACTTCTGTTGCAACTCTTCGGGGCTTGTCTGATCTCCAAGCGGGGAATTGGGAGTCAATACAACCTCCTGTTTATCCTGATAGCCCATATTGTTCTTCATGAGAAAGATACCAGATACAGGGTTGATCTTACCATTCTGCATATAGTCTTCCATCTGAGCGTTCAACATTCGATAGGCTTTCTGGATTGCCTTTCTGACTTCAATAGGAAGGTTGGGACAGTCTACACCATTCGCCCATGCCCAAATAGTCTTTCTGTCAACATCAAAGGCCAGAGCCAGACCGGACACAGAGGGCTTCATATCGTTTTCCTGACAGATCGAGAAATACTCTGCAATACGGTTCCATACTGCGGTAGCGTCCCGATGGTCAATTTCCGGCAGGGTGGCAATGCGGAGAGTGTGAGAATTATAGGCGCTGTTCTCACCCGCTGCCATCTGCACTTTGTTCTGTTCAGATTTATCAGGCCGCTTCTTTTTGACAACCGTTTCTGCGACCTTCTGTAAGGCTTCTTCTGCCATTACTTCTGCACCTCCTTCTGTTACTCGCTGGCTTTGAAATTGTAAATGGGTTTGATGATCTTCACAATCTCAACCGTGTCGGCAATGTTCTCCACGATTTCTGCCATAGGCTTGTAGACCATGGGAGCTTCGTCAATGGTGGACTGTCCAACGGAAGTCGTGAAGATACCCTGCATAGAGTCCTCGAACTCCTTGAGGGATACAACCTCCTTGGCCTTGCTTCTGCTCATGATACGACCAGCGCCGTGAGGGGCAGAGCAGTTCCAATCCTCATTGCCTTTACCCTTGCCGAGAATACAACCGTCACGCATATTGATCGGAATGAGCAGGGGTTCTCCGGCCTTGGCAGAGATAGCACCTTTGCGTACCATATTGGTTCCGAACTCAATGTAGTTGTGGATAGTTTCAAACATCGGCAGCTTCCAGTAGGCAATGTCTGCGCCGAAGAGATCACCAACGATGGTGTTGGCAATGTGATAGCGATTGAGAGAAGCGAAGTGCTGACAAATCTCCATGTCGTGAAGGTAGTCTTCACGGTACTTGCCTGTGAGATAGCAGAGGTCTTTAGGAATATTCAGAGGGTTGGGGTTGAACTTTCTGTGAAGTTCTTTGATTGCTTTCTGGATTTCCTTTCTGCGACCCTGAGCCTTGTACTCAGCGATAAGCTGCTCCTGCTTGGCGTAGAGTTCGTCCTTGCCCTGCATGATCTCGATAGCGAGGTTCTGGTAGTATTCAGCGACTTGCTTACCGAGGTTTCTGCTGCCGGTATGGATAATGAGGTACTTCGTGCCGTCCTCGTCCACATCGACTTCGATGAAATGATTGCCACCACCGAGAGTACCAATGCTTCTTTCAAGGCGCTTGGTGTCTTTCAGTTCACGGTAACAACGCAGTTCCTTGAGCCGATCAAAGGCAAAGGGTCTACCTTCGTGGACATTTCTGCCGCTCGGCACTTTGGCTCTAATAATCTGATCTACGGTAGCCAGATTGAGGTCAATGTTGCCAAGCTCCACAGTCAGCATACCACAGCCAATATCCACGCCCACGATATTCGGAATGACCTTTTCTCCGAGGTCTGCGGTGAAGCCGATCACACAGCCAGCACCGGCGTGAACATCGGGCATAATACGAACCTTACAGTCTGCAAAGGCCGGTTGCTTGATAAGGGTGTACACCTGATTGAGAGCTTCCAGCTCAATGTTTTCTGTAAAGATTTTCAAATTGCTCATTTTGCTTGCTCCTTCCTTGAGGATTGAGGGAGATCATCTTCTCCCGAACCAGTTTATCGACCACTCTTCCGATCTCACGGTAGCCGGAGATAGCAGCCAGCTTTTCCAGATTGCCGAGGGTCTGAGCAGTCACAAGGATAGACACACGGCGCATATTCTTCTTGTTCATGGGATACCTCACTTCCGGTTCTTTCTGCGGCTTGCCTTAGCCATTTTGGAACGCTTCTGCTTCTTATACAAAGCACGAGGGGACTCCTTGTGGCGGCTCAGAGGGCGAACCTTTCTACCGCCACGCAGAGAAGCAGGAGTATTCTCATATTTTAGATCGGAAAAGAAATAGCTTTCGAGCAAATCCATTACACGACTCCTTTCAGCTTGATACCTCGGTAAGAAGCGTAGCCCTGCACCGTCACCTTGCCGTCATGCCACTCAGGGTGAACCTCCATATCGGCATTAAACCGCTTGGCGCTGCAAGCGTAGTAGCCGTTGGACTTACACCAAATCTTGTACGCATCGTAAAGGGACTTCTGGCGGGTGGAGCCGCCCTCGCTTCTCTCACACTTCTCTTCGAGGAACTGCAACACCAGATCGTTGTCCCGCTCGTACTGTCTGACAACCTTCTGCAAGGCTTCGGTCATCACAAGGCCAAAGCGCTTGTATTTGAAGTAGCCCTCAACCAACCATGTGAAGATGCCCTGCATGGCTTCCTCAGTCTGGAACTCGGTTTTCAGGCTCTTGTCCTGCTCGGCAGCGGTGAAGTGGCGGTTGAACTCAATGACCCGCACACGGTCAGAAGCGAACAGGGACTTGTCGTTGACCGAGGGAAGATCATTGCAGGACAGCCAAAGGGTGAACTGCGGCAGGAAGGTGGTAGCGGTTTCGTAAAGGTTTCTGGCCTTGATCTCTTCGCCACCGGTGAGCTGCTTGATGGTTTCTTCGTCCAGCTTTCCATACTGATTGCTCTCTGCCATCGTGACAAAGCGCTTGCCTTTCAGAGAAGCCAACATGGGGTTTGCCGCTTCTGCGTTCTTACTCTTCTCAGACTTGCAGATGATCGACACCGGCGAAACGGAAGCATAATCACCGAGCAAATGGTGAATGGCACTCAGCATGGTAGACTTGCCGTTTCTGGTGGTCTTGCCATGCAGAATGAACATACACTCTTCGTTAGCGCTTCCGAGCATGGAGTAGCCAAGAGCTTTCTGCAAATACTCGGCCTTGTCCGTATCGTTGCAAGTGACCTCTGCAATGAACCGCTCCCACCGTTCACAGCGGGTATCCTTCAAGGTGTACTCGAAGTTGGTCTGCATGGTCAGGAAGTCCCGCCAATCATGCTCACGGAAGGTCATGGTTTTCAGATCATAAGTACCATTCAGGCAATTAATGAGATAGGGGTTTGCGTCAAACTGCTCTGCGGTAATAGGCTTTACGCTGGCAGCGTCCTTCATCAGACGGTCACGGAACCGGCGATCACCCATCTTGCTTATGAACTTCATGTAGTCACGGCGGCGCTCTTCGTGGCTGATCTCACCACAGTACAGAGCCATCAGGCGGCAGAACTCCTTGATCTTCTCGGCGACCAAGAGAGAGCCAATGTCCTTACGCCATGCGCCCTCAGAGTAAGTGAACCAACACTTCGCTTCGGGGCAGTACCGAGCATCGTTCTCATAGCACTCGGAGAAGAGTTCAGCCATGCCAGACTCGTCCCAAGAGTAGCCGGTGGAACTGATCTGGTGACTGGTTTCGGGGTGCTTCTCTTTAATGAGGAACATCTTTCTGGACACTTCCTCGTCCAGTATGTACCGACCATTGCTCAACTGAAACAAAGGCGAGGGGTCTTCGTAGACCTGAGATACATTGTCAGCCATTCTCGACACTTCCTTTCAGCATATTTTCGATTACCCGCAATTTGCTTCGGATTTTCTCTGTATATTTATGCAGAAGAATATCCATTTCATAGCGGGAGATAGGGTCAGGGACAGTAGAGCGGAAAGCCTGTTCGATCTTCCACACCTCGTTCTGTCTGGCTTCCTCGGTACGGTAACACACGCCGAGAGATGTACCGTCCTTCATACGCACCGTCAGATCATAGGGGTAATCCCGATTGCTTCCTTTGGTGGAACATACCGAGGAAATCTCGGTAATATTGATAAGATTATTATTGAAGCGATATAGCATGACTTACCTCCTATATCTGGTGACGCTGTTGACGATCATCTCCACCTCAGACCGAGGGAGCGGAGGTTGACACGCCTGTTCATTGGCGTACAGCAGTTCTTTGAAAATGTCGGCCTTGGTGTACCCCTGCGAGTGCATCTGACCGGCAAGGGAAGTCAGGCTCAGGTTGCGAGAGCCGTGGAGAATGGGCGGGTAAGTAGGCTTCAACTGGACTTTGCCGTTCTCAGGTTTGGCATACACCGGAGAGTAGATACGCTGAGGGGCTGACATACCAGAGCTTTCCTTGGGTACATCGGGAAAATATTTCTCCACGATGTAGTCAATAGCAGCTTGGTTCTCGATGATCTCAGGGTAGATCAGCGTGTCGCCGGTCATGATGAAATATCTACCGGTTTGGTAGACTTCCACGCCCTGACGGTTGTTCTTTCCCTTGAAAGGGAGAGTACCCTTGACCAGAATGTGAACCCCTCTGCCGCTCTTGCTCTTCTCGGTGTATGAGGTGCAATGCCGGATAATGTCGATTGCCAGAGGTGAGAGAAACCCATCGTCATCAAAGCCAGCGTCCAGATCAATACCGACTATGCCGTTATCCGCAAAGACAAAGCCGAGGTAGGCGTAACGGCCTTTCTCCACAGCGGCCTTTGCGTCCTCAAAACTTGCCCATGTTTCAGGAGAAGAGGAAGCTGCCGCTTTCTTCTCATTGGCTTGCATGGGAACCTTGGAGTTTCGCCATGCACAGACCCATTGAGGTAGGGACTGTAATTCAGATGGGATATTCTCAAACCTCATAACTCTACCTCAACTTTCGTAGGGACTCGGCAGCGACCAGTCCCATATCTCATAGGGTTGTTTCCACTCGGTTCGGAAATGGTTGTTCTTACCATCTCCGTTGAAGAAATAGTAATTGGCGGGAAGTGTTCTCCCCACATCGGTTTCGCCCTGCTTTTCCCTCTGCCATCGGGTCAGAACATCAATGACCAGTTCCCGCAAATGCTCAGGCTCAGGATTGCTTGCTCGGTATCCTTGGAAGCGGTGCGGATATGTAACCTCGTATATGATGCTCTCACCGTCACGGTCACACCAGTTCAGGATACACCAGACTACCGCCGATTGCTCGGTGAGAGAAGGTATCCCTCCCGCTTCGCCGTAGACGGCCTTGGTGAGATAGCTGATTTCTTCCTCCGTCCAGATCGGCACGAACTCAGGTTCAGGCTCGACAGGCTCAGGGGTAGTGATCGGTGTAGGGGTAATCACAACTGCGGGGGGGGACACTTCGGGTTCATGAAAATCTGCTTGTGCTTCGGGGTGGGATACATGACAGCTTACCAACAGAGCGAGGGTGAGGAACAGGAGCAGCGCTCCTATCACCCTCTTCATCTCTTCTTCCCCTTGCCGGTCTTGGCGGCAGCGGGAGCCTTAGGCTCACCGGCGAAGAAGTATTTATTATCCACGCAGTAGGGGTAGCCGGAGAAGAGCGCACTCGCTCTCTTCTTACCGTTGTCAAACATCTTCTGCGCTTCCTCCAACGGCATTTCACCCTTCACATGGTCAGCACCGGCAACCATGATATAGGGAACCTTGCCGTTCACAACTTTAAGGTTCATGGTTTTCCTCCTGTTCTTCTCTGTACCATTCCTCTACATCGACTCCTATCTGAAGGAGTTTCTGACGGCAGAGCCAACCACCGTCTTCCACCTCCATCAGATAGTAGTCACGCAGTTTCTTGTTTTCGGCGTAAAAGAGCTTCCACGCCTTTTTCAGACGCTTCTTGCCAAAGCCGAAGTGAACATGAAGCATATAGAGAATGGCAGAGTCATTGTCGATGGAGAACTTCTTATCATTCTCCACGATCTGTCGGTTAATTTCTTTATCCAAAGCGGCTTGCTCGGCCTTATTGAACTGAACGCCAAAGACCTTGCTGCCAAATCTCTTGAAGTTCATCAGGCCACCTCAATGTCCTCGAAGAACACAGGGTAGTTATCCTTGAACAGCACCGCCAACATACCGGCGACCTCACGCATCTGCGGGTGAGCGGCAGGGCTGTTTCTCAGCTTGATAAAGTGTCGCCACTCACGAATGTCTGCGGTCATAACAACCTCAGTCTTGAGGGAGTTGGGCAGGACGGAACGAGCTTCCTGAGGGGAGCAACCCTCATTCAGCAGATCGAAGTAGGCGATTTCTGCGGTTTCACAGCATCTCTTCCAGATACGGTACACAGGGGTGTCTTCACCGAAGAAGATGGGCTTGATGACGGTGATCTCGCCGTTGAACTGGTCGTTGGCGTAGTTGCAGTAGCGGGTAGACTCCTGACAGTAGGCCGCAATGCGGTGTCTTACGATCTCATGGGACACACCACGGTCACAGATGAAGCGAACAGAGAGAGAGCCATGCTCAATCACAGCTTCGTGACCACGCTTGATGATGCCACGAATGAACTTCTCTGCGCTGCCCTCGGTGATCTTATCCTCAGACTTATAGCAAGTGCGTCCGGCAGCTTCGATGGTTGCCATCAGAGTTTCATAGGAAGGAGCATTGATAAGCTCCACAGAAGGTTCAATGATCTTCATGTTTCTTGTCCTTTCTCAAAATC